CACTAACTGTATCACCGGGGTTGATATTAAACGAACCTTCTGCGTAACCACCCGATCCGCCGGACTCACAATACCCAGCTGAGCCGCCGCCGCCACCTACTAATTTTACATACACACGTCGGCAGTTTGCAGGAGCAGTATATGTGCCACTGCTGGTAAAAGTATTGATACCAATTAATTCGCCATTATCGACTTGAGCAGGTAATCCACCTTGGCTGGTGCCATCACTAAAAATAATTCCATTAGGGCCCAGAGTTACTGCCATATTAAATTCCTAAATGTTTTTTAATTGTACTAACTTGTTCATCTAGTTCTTTAAGAGCTTCTAATAAAAGAGGACCAACACGGTCATATTGAACTGTCATATAATTCTTCCCACTCTTACTGTACTCTGTGCCGTCCTCACGTTGTGCAATATCAAATGGTGCAGGCTTTACAGCTTCTGGTAGTTGCTGTTTCATTTGTCCTGCTAGATAACCAACTTGTCTTTCTTTGTTGGTGTATCCAAAACTTTCAGCTACATCATTATTTACAAAATATACACCCGATAGATTACGGACCTTGCCCAAAGCATTATCAATGCGTTGAACTTCTGTTTTTAATCGCTCATCAGAATAATATGCAGTAATAGCATTTGTACAACGGAGTTCGCCTGTTGTTCCACTTGCCGCTGTTCCTACACCCAAACTTGTAATCTGTGCAGACCCTGCTGTCATTGTACTGCTAAATGTAGTAGCAGTTTGCATGGTGATTGTGCCGCCACCTGTGCCAGATATACCTGTTGTGGTTAAGTTTGTTATTGTTCCGTTGGTTGATGTTATAGCACCAGGAAACGTACCTGCACCTATATCTGCGGCAGTTAACGTAACAGCACCTGTACGGCCCGCAACGCTAGTAACCGGACTGGCTAATGTACTGGCACCACTAGGATCCCACACACCCATAGCTGAATCGTACACATAGTTGATTCCGTTTACTGAGTATGTTTGTCCATTGGTTGGGTTTACTGGAAACGCCATTAAAATCTCCCTACTACCACTTCAATTGTGGCTATTTCATTTGCAGATACTTCGCCTAATGCTTTACCAAGCACACAGCCCGGTTGATAGTTAAAACCTAATCGTTGTGCTACACCCGGGATTGCACTAGTAACTAGAACATCTCCTTTGATAACCGGTCCCTGTACACGACAAGGCACACGCCCAGTGAAGGCAACTGGTAATCCAATAGCGTCCGAATTCATCAAGTATGCAGGATTAGTAGATATAACCCCAGCCACTCTAGTGTCATGACTTTCTGAGGTAACTGTAATTTCTGCTGTTCCGCCAAACACAACAACTGTGCCTGGTTCATAGTTTTGGTCGCTGGCATAGACCTCTGCCAAGTCAGCATATTTGGCTGAACTAGCAATACCAATAAAGTTAACCGCTGTTAAGTTACCGCTACTGTCTCTTAATGCTAGTGTATTAGCAGTAGCCGATGTACTAGCATTGTATAACGCACTGCTGATGTTGATCCAGTTGAATGTATTGCTTACATTGTCGTATATGTATTTGTAAAGTGTACTGGTGTTGCCACGGAACCATTCATCGCCCATTACCGGGGAACCAGGAGCAGTATTACCCGAATAGTTGGTAACAATAGCTTTAGATGCTCGTGTTACGTTGCCTGTGAAATTACCACCAGCAAATGTTGGACTTGCACTTGTTTGTAGATCCTGTGATGTAGACAGAGTAATTGTACTTCCACTTGCTGTTGCAGTAAATCCGTTACTGCCTGCAAATGTTAATGTGCCGCCTCCGGCTACACTACCTGTGCCACTTGTGCCTGCTAGACTTATTGTTGTGCTAACTGCACTTGAAGTCAGTGATGTGATACGACCGTATACGTCTGTTGTGATAACAGGTATTGCAGTTGAGTTTCCTACTGTAACAACACCGGGACCGGTTGTGGGTAAAGAAACGGTTACTGTGCCTGATGCACCTGTAATAGTTCCGCCACCAGTCATACCATTGCCGGCTGTAACTGTTACACTGGTTAAAACTCTGTTGCTGTTGTCGTATAATGACGAAGCGTAAACTGCACTCGATGTAGTTAAATTTGTATTACCAGACCAATAATATAATGGTGCGGCAGTAAATATTCCGCCGTTGTTATATTGTAATTGTCCTGTGGAGCCCGCGGCTGAACCACCACCTGTGCTCATTACGTATCCGTTGCCAGACCAATATATTCCTTCTGTGGTATAAAGTCTGTTTGTATAAACATTACCACTAACACCAACACCCCCAGAAACAACCACTGCACCTGTAGTAGCACTGGTGCTATCTGTTCCACTTGTGGCAACAATATTACCACTAGATGTTGTTACACCAGATACAGCCAACGATGTTAACGTACCCAAAGATGTTATGTTAGGTTGACTAGCCGTACTAATTGTACCTGTAAGTGTTGCACCAGTGTTACCAATTGTTCCGGCACTTATGGTAGTTGCTGTTAATCCACCAGCAAAGTTGGCTCTACCAGTTGCGTTTAATGATCCACCTAATGTAATGTTTCCGCTAATGCCTGCACCGCCAACTACAACAAGAGCCCCGCTAACTGTGCTAGTAGTAGCTGTTCCTGCGCCAGCTACTAAGTTGCCACCCAATAGTGTCAAACCTGCTTGTAATGTTGTAAAATTGCCTGCGGCAGGTACAACATTACCAATTACCGTGTTTTGAATACCTGAACCGACATGTAAATTGCCTGCAATGCCTGCACCGCCACTTACACGCAACGCACCAGTCACTGACGAAGTGCTAGGAGTTGTATTAACTAAAAATAACTCGCCTGCTTTAATTTGATCCCAAATTGCATCAGTTACATCAACTGTTCTTGATGGTTCAGGGTGTACATTACTAAAAAATTCCCAGTAATTATCTGTGGCATTTCTTACAATACCAGTGTGCTGATATATGTTGGCTGTGCCGCCAATAAAGTGACTGTAAAATCCAATGTCGTAGTTATATGGATAAACAGGAGTTGCTTCGTGATATACCAATGGCTGATTGGTTGTAAAAATATTTGTTTCGGTAGTGTTTAAACTGGCTGCGGTAATGTTTCCGCCCACAAACATATCACCACTAACACCAACTCCGCCAGTTACAACTAATGCACCTGTTGTGGTATTAGTACTAGCAGTACCCGATCCAGCTACTATGTTTCCGGTTGATGCAACCACACCAGACGATGTAAGACCTGTTAGTGTACCCACACTGGTAATATTTGGTTGTGCGTTTGTACTGATTGTGCCTGTTAAGGTTGTGCTGGTGTTACCAATGTTGTTGGCTGTTACTGTAGTTGCAGTAACCACAATGGTTCTAAGATTGCCTTCAAAGTTCGCAGATCCAATAAATCGTGAAGTTCCGCCAACGTGTAATTCTCCGCTGATGCCTGTACCACCTACCACCACTAGAGCACCAGTAGTAGCACCAGTAGTTGCTGTTCCTGATCCAGCTACTACATTACCTAGAGATGTTAATATTCCAGTGGATGTTAAAGTTGTAAATGTTCCAGGAGCAGGAGTCACTGCGCCAATAGTAACACCATTGATACCCCCACCAGCAACGCTTAGAGTATTGGCTGTTAATGTACCAATGGTTAAATTTGCAAAGCTAGTTGCAACAATGTTTGCGTCTGTTGCACCCGAATTATTAGTAAAAGACAGCACAAAGCTGTTGCCGGATTCACTCCAATATAACGCTACGTTCGATACTAACCCGCTAGCACGATTTATTAAAAAACCAACGTCAACGTTTGCAGAAGCCGATCCTGCTTTGAGAACAGTAATTGGGTCGTTGGTTTGAGCAACCGAAGTTACTAATTGCCCTATTCTTGGTCTGGTTAATGCCATTTGTTAATCCGTCTTTTTACTATTTACCAAAAAATAAAGGGCCCGCAAGCCCTTTATTTCTAACACTAATTTAATAAATTAGAATCTTCCAACAACGACTTCAATTTGTCCTTTTGCACCAGTAAAGTCTGCAAGAGCTTTACCAATAATCTGACCTGCTTGAGCATTGTTGTTGGCTTTAGCGTAACCAAAACCTGCTGATACTAACAAATCGCCTTTCTTGATTGGCCCAACTACATTACATGGCACACGACCAGTTAGTGCCAACGGAACTACGTTTGCACCGTTTAATTGACCATTCATCAAGTGAGCTGGATTTTGAGAAACCACACCTGCTACTGCTTTAGTATCTGCTGTAGCTACAGTAAGTTCTTTAACACCGCCAAACATCAATACTGTGCCGTATGGATATGCGGCATCTGCTTCATAGTTTTCTGCCAAGTCAGCGTATTTGGCTTGAGTTGACACACCGTATAGTGTACCATACCATGCTGAGCTCGATCCTAGGTTATATGTAGCATTAGCACTAGGAATAATATGTCCTGTGTGTACCACAGCATTTGTACCGTCACCGCCAACATACAAGTTTTTAGCAACACCAATACCACCCGATACCTTCAATGCACCAGTTGATGTACTTGTACTTGCTGTTGTATCTGTGAATGCACTTGATCCACCAACGTTAATTGCACCAGCAATACCAGCACCACCGCCAACTTTTAATGCACCAGTTGTAGTACTAGAGCTAGTTGTTGTGTTTGCTAATGTTAGTTCACCGGCTTTAACTGGATCCCAAATTAGTCCAGCAAACGACCAGTTAATATTTTTGTCTGGCTCTGTAGCAACGTTACTGAAAAATTTCCAGGTATTGTCGCTGTAGTCTCGTACTGCACCAGTGTGCCCATAAACGTTAGCACTAGTACCACGGAAGTGACTGAAGAAACCAATATCATAATCATATGGGTATACATAACTTGAGTCAAAGTATGCCAATGGTTGATCTGTTGTAAACACGTTGGCCTGTGTTGTGTTTAATGTTGCGGCATTGATATTACCTGTAATCCAGATATCGCCCGACACACCAACTCCGCCGTTAACTACCAAAGCACCTGTGGTAGCATTAGTACTAGCAGTACCGCTACCAGCCACAATGTTGCCACCTACGTTTAATCTTCCGCTAACACCAGCACCACCTTTAACTACTAGAGCACCAGATGTTATGCTGGTACTTTCAGTAGATGAATTAGCTACCACGTTACCGTTAAATACCGGAGCGGCAGTACTGGTACTTGTAATTTGTCCAGTTGCCGCACTAATTGTCAATGGTCCTACTTGAAGACCGTTTTGTACTACGAAATTTTTACTTGCCATTTTATTTCCTCGGTTCCATATTCCCCGTTAAGGGAGTTGGGAGTTACCCCAACTCTTTTTAAATTACGAAATAGTCTTTTGCTACTCGTACGTTTGTGTTTGCATTTGCCGCAATAAACTGAACTAGTGTGTCACCACTACTTACTGTTGCATCTAGCACACCTAAGTTTCCGTTTGTGTCTAGTATACCGTATGGCATAATAGTTGCGGTTGTGCCATCTTGGATTACCAGAGCTTCCATAACTTGATAGTTTGCACCATTTGTTACTTGAATTATATACTTTGCACTACGGTATGTGCTGTTACTGAAGCTATCAATTGTAGTTGCTGTGTTAGCAGAAGATACTGCTGTATTAGCACGATTATGAACTTGTGCACCACTAGTGTCCCAATGTGTTATTGGAGTTGCACTACTGTCACCGGCTGTTACATAAGCACCATCGTTATCTACTAAGAACTGGTTATAACCGTTTTGGCTGGAAATAGCTTGAACTGTTTGAGTTGTAGTTAAACGACGCACATCAATAACGTCACCGCTGGCCGGAGCTTCTGTGAATGTTAATGTTGTGCCACTTACAGAGTATGCTAGTGTTGGAATTTGAATCACACCGTTGATACTTACAATAGTAGCATTGGTTGTTACTGTTCCGCCCAAGGTAAACTCTGTTTCTACTCCGTCACCGTTGAACTGTTCATCGGTAATAACTGTAAACTGTGTAGAAACACCGTTCCATTGAGTACCTGTGTAGAATTCAATGTAACCCAACGTAGTGTTGTAACGTAACATACCAGTTACGTCTGTAAATCCAACGCTACTTGGACGTTGAGCTGTTGTACCAGTTGGTAACAACATAGAGTCAGTTGAGTTAACTTGTAGTTTAGCACCCTGAACAACGTTGGCTGTTACTGCACTATTACCAATTAACACTTGATCATACGTTGCGTTTGGAATGGCCCAAATTAGTGTATCGTCATTGTCGCCTTTGACAATAAAATTCATTCCGGCAGTTTTACTGCTGTTAAATGTAGCGGCTTGTCCTACTACTACGTTTGCGGCTACACCAATACCACCTAGCGATACAATTGAACCAGTTGTTGTACTTGTGCTGTCTGTGTTACTTTGTGCAACAATGTTACCACCAACTTTAACAACACCAGACATATTGGTTGTACCACTGGCATTACCAGTGTTTAATGTTGTTGCGGCGCCTGCAAAGTTAACTGTTGTTGCTGTTGCATTTAATAAATTAAATGTTGTTGCACTTGTGATAACATCACCACCATTGATATAGGCATCTCCGGTGATTACTGCATCACTGCTGATAACTGCATTACCACCAATGCTTGCTTGTCCACTAATACCAACACCGCCTGCAACTACTAATGCACCTGTTGTAGTGTTAGTACTTGCTGTGCCACTGTTGGCTACTACATTACCACCTGCGATAACTGTACTACCAACGTTCAATGCACCGCTGATGCCTGTTCCGCCTGCAACTACTAATGCACCTGTTGTTGTACTTGTGCTGGCTGTGCCGCTATTGGCTACTACGTTACCGTCTGCAACAACTGTGCTACCTACATTTAATGCACCACTGATGCCTGTTCCGCCAACTACAACAAGAGCACCTGTTGTAGTGTTAGTACTTGCTGTGCCACTATTGGCTACTACGTTACCACCAGAAATAATTGTTCCAGTTGTTGTTAATGTAGTAAATGCACCTGTGCTTGGTGTTGCGTTACCAATTGGTGTATTGTTAATGCTTGCAAATTGAGCCGACCCGGCTTGAATTAACCCGCCAACATATAATGCTCCGCCAACGCCCGCGCCGCCTGTTACTACCAATGCACCAGATGTAGTGCTGGATGCGGCTGTGCTGTTTGCAATTATCATTTCACCAGACTTGATAGTGCCGTATGTTCCAGAAATGTTACCAGATGTTTCTGTTGCCGCACTATAGTACTCAAAGAAACCTGTGTCGCGAGTACGTCCAAAGAATGCACTCTTTTCTGATGTGTCGTAATATCTTGCACGAACACCAACATCGTTAATAGTCGCTGATACTAGCGGTGCACCGTTTGCTCCGGTGCCCAATTCTAAAATCTTGTCTTCAACAGTTAATGTTGTAGTGTTGATGTATGTTAAATCACCTTGTACTGTTAAGTTGCCAGCAACATAAGCATCGCCGCCAACGTTAATGTTTCTAGCAATACCAACACCACCGTGTACTGTTAATGCTCCAGAAGTTGTGCTAGTGCTTTCAAGGTTACCAAACATAACTACATTACCGTCTGAGAAGAATGAAACCACATCTCGTGTGTTTGTTGTTCCTGTTTCTGTAACACCAATATCTACGTGTGCGCCTTGTGCTGTGTCCGTCCAGTTTTCGCTAGCACGAACGTCAATATATGCACGACTATTTGCACTAAAACCAGTTGCACCATAACCACGGGCACCAACAATCAGCAATCGATCGCCGGTTTGAACTGCACTTGGACTTGCGCCGGTGCCACGTGCTCTACGTCCAACATAGTTTGGACCGTCAGTTAAATTAGTTGACGAATATGTGTCAACAGAAATACGTGCAGGGAATGTGTCTTTACCAATAAAGTGACCCAATGCACCAATGTCACTGCTGTGGATAGTGTTTAAGCTGACTGTTAATAACCCGTCTAAGTCGGCTGTGGCAATATTTGGGCCAATACCAACGTTACCACGGAATATGCTGTAGTTGCCTCCGCCAGTACCAACAAATAAGTTACCATTGACGCCAACACCACCGTTAACTACTAAAGCACCATTTGTAGCGCCAGTTGTATTTGTTCCCGAATTTGCAACTATGTTGCCACCGCTGATAATTGTGCCAGTGGTTGTTAATGTTGTAAATGCACCTGTGTTAGCGGTTGTAGCACCAATTGGTGAGTTGTCAATGTAGCCGCCTGTGATACGTGCATTGCCAGAACTGAAGTTTGTTGCTAGTGTTGTAGTGATAACTGCACTAGACGCTGTAATGTTCTTTGCTACAGCTAGTCCGCCCAATGTTACAATTGAACCGGTTGTTAAATCTGTGGAGTCTGTTGTGCTTTGTGCAACAATGTTACCAGACGTTTTTAATATGCCCGATAAGTTGGTTGTACCACTGCTGTTACCAACGTTAATAGTTGTTGCGGCAGCACCTAAATTAATTGTAGTTGCTGTTTCGTTGAATAGATAGCTGGTTGTTGCACCGCTGATCAATCCACCTGCCGTGGTTGTTAAGTTGCCAGTTACCCCGAATGCGCCTTCGACGTTTAACGAACCGCCAACATTTAAGTTTCCGCCAATACCTGTTCCGCCTGTAACTACCAATGCTCCAGTAGAATTGCTGGAACTAACTGTGTTATCACGTACTGTTACTGTATTTGCGTATGTATTTCCAACAAAAATATTTGCATAACCACTGTTGTTAATAGCACCTTGTGTGGTGCCAGTTTCTGTAGTCATTACTGCCGCAAAACCTTTAGCGGCTTCTTGCCATACTAAAGCGGCGTTAACTGAACCATATGGTGCAGTAGCAGTTAAGTTTCTGTTAACCAGGATACCAATATCGTATGCTGGTGAGCTTGTGTAGCCGTTGTTGAAAATAACCAATGGGTCGTTAATATATGTGTTTGTACTTTGTACTGTAGCAGTTGACCCGCTTACACTTAAATTACCAACGATAGTAACGTTTGAGTTAAGTGTAATGTTAGCATTGAAAACCGATCCTACCAATGTACCTGGCTTAATTTTGGTATATTCAATTGTAGAATCAGTGATCTGATTATTTTTAATTCTTGTAATATTGGCCATTCCGAGACTCCATTATCTGTAGCTTATTTGTATTTACCACGGCCGTAAGGAAAGCTGGCTTGTGAGCCATTTTTAGATATCAGTAGTGTTTATTGCTTGATTAAATTACAAAATAGGCTTTTTGTATTACAAGCTGGTTGGATGCAATATTGCCTTGAGCGTTTAAATTGACTTGGTATGATGAAAAGTTTGCAGTAAATGTAATGGTATTTGATCCAAGTCTTACATCGTTTACTACTTGGACGTTGGCTGTTGCACCATTGTGAACTACCAGCACTTCTGCTAGATTAAAATCAGTACCGCATGCACTAGATATAGTATATTTAGCGGCACGATACAAATTGGCACTGAACTTGTCAATGTTTGTAACTACATCAGATACTGAAACTGCAGGAGTATCAATTACGTCAAAGTTTTGATTTGGATCAACAAATCCTGCACTGATGTATCGTATGTCGATAATGTCTGTGGCTTGCGGTATTTCTGCAAACACAATTTGATTGGACCCGTTAACAGTATAAGCAACGTTAGGTATCTGTACAGTACCGTTAATGCTCACAATTATACCGTTGGCTGTGCCCGGCTGAGTTAAATTAAATGTGTCAGTTACACCGTCTGGCGTAATTGTTTGCTGTGAAATTGAATTAGTTACCACTACCCAGACTGTACCATTGTGGTACTCAATTACATTATATTCACTGTTAAATCTAATTAACCCACTTTGCCCTGTTGGACGTTGTACTACGTTTCCAACTGGCACTAATAATGCAGTATTGGTTTGCAGTCTAACTAAATTTGGTGTTGTTAGTGTAATATTTGCTAACGAATAGAATTCGTCACTACTTATCACTGACGTTCCTAATTTTAAATTCGAAACATTCAAGTTAGCCAATGACACATTAGAAATGGTAATGTCGTTGGTAGTTGGTTCTACAGGATAATTGTCAAAGAAGTAGTATTCTTTTGTGCCTGCATCTCTAATAACGCCTGTATGTAAATTTGCAGATCCATTGTAGTAATGACCCACAATACCAATATCAATTACATCGCTGGTTGTGTTGTTTGTTGCAAGGTATAACAAGCTGTCAAATATGGTTACTGTATTGGCACTAAAACCAACAATATCTCCGTTGACTGTCAGATTGCCACCAATAACTGTACTACCTGTAACATTTAAATTTCCACCAATATTGGCCGTGCTGTTTGTTTGTAGTGTGTTAGAAATTAAATTACCAGTATTAACGTAACCTGTTCCGTTGGCTGTTAAATTTAAATTACCGTTAGTGTTAGTAACTGTAATTGAGTTGTCGCTGATATTAATATTGCCAACGGTTATACCGCCAGGAAAACTTGTTAGACCTTTTTGTCCTGTATACCTTGCACCGGCTACGTAAATGCTTTTTCCACTAAATGTTACGCTAGGTAGGTTAGTACCGATGAAGTTTAAAATACCCGACGCATAGTCAAAGTACCACTCATCGTTGTTGCCTGTACCGTCTGGGAATATTCTTGTGCCGGTAGTCTGTGGTGCTGCCGCGCCAGGGCTGTCGAGATATACTTTAACTTGATATGTAGCACCGTACTCTGGGCTAATCCAATCTGTTAAATTGGTTTTCCATGTTCTATATAGTGTAGCAGTCGAATCAGCAGTACACTCAACTGTGTTAGAGCCAGTGTCGCTGTATACTGTAACTACCCCTGTGGTAGATGATGGCTGTAGTGCAGGAATACTTGCACCTTGTTGCCAAATAATATCGCCGCGTAAGATTAAGGGACTAGCAATGGTTTCATTACTTGGACTTTTAACCGTTGAGGTATCAGTCTTGGAAATACCAAAACCAATCTTCTTAAATAGGTAGTCTACTTTTTGTGTATCTGAAATTGCCATATTAGTTTGTTGCTACCCCAATGCTTAGTGCAGTTAACGACTGCCCACTTGTTAGTTTAACTCTTACATAAATTTCGTTAGTGCCAGTACTTGATGAACTCACTCCGCCAAAGGTTGCTGTCACTGCTTTATTACTTACCGCAGAATTCAATGTAGCTGTTCCTGCTAAAGCACAACCGTTTGATCCGTTGCCGCCAGCACCTGTGTTAGCACCGGGTGTACCTGATCCAGAATAGGCTGTACTCATGTCTAGCCAACCGTTTAAGGTTGATGTGCTGTCAATTACACTACCAGGCAATGCCACCCATAGTCCAGCAATGGTGCCAGAGTAGGTTATGTTAAATTTACTAACCACAGTTCGTTGGAATTTAAAAGTAAAATACTGTGCACCACTACGCCCTGTGCTTAGGTTAGGACCGACGGGCCAATACCCAGTTGAATAATTGGTTTGATCGTGTTTAATAACGCCTTGGCTACCACTACCAACTACTGTAGCATCGTATGTTTGTAGTGTTGATGTTTGGCTGTTAAAAGCTGTTGCACTAGGAGATTGTGTTGGCGTGTCGGTGCTACCAGGATTGATTATACGCACACCGTTGGAACTGTAACCACCGCCTAAACTCACGCTAACAGGGATAGCAGTTTCTTCAATGTTTGTGCTGGTTCCGGTTTTATAAAGAACCGTTACGCCAGGTGCAAACGCTTGTGTTCCTGTGTTGTAGCTGTTGCTTACGCTGATACTCGGACCAGATGAGCTTGATCCAAACCCGCTGATAGTATTAGATGTAGTTGTAACACTGGCATTACCTGATGTTACATATAGATTTCTTGCCAGCGGTGTAGTTACGCTGGCTTGAGCATAAGTTCTTGTTGCTGGTGCAGTAAACGCACCGCCAGCTGTACCTGTTGCCATATTGTCTGACGTTGGGTACATGTCGCCACTTAGCTTATTAACATCAAAAGAAATCGTAAATCCTGCACTGGTTGTAAAGTGCGGAATAGTACTAGAATAGCTAACAACATTCGAGCTGTTTACAATACTAGTTGCATAAAATGTTGGTGTTCCTGGCACGGCGGCATCATAATACCAGTATGGTACATTGGTGTTGCCACTAACTCCTGCGTGTCTAATATAGATTTCGTTCCAACCTTCAGTTACTGTGCCGGCAGCTGATGCGTCAAAACTTTCCCAGAAACCACCGCGGTCACCGGTTTTAACAGAATAGTCAACGTTGTCTGAGATAATCAAATCACTGTAGGTACCATTATCTACACCACTGGTTAACACACGGTAACCTGCTACTGCACTATTTTTATAGACAATAACATTACCCGAATTACCTGTACCAACGTCGTTAATTGTAGTTGTTGTGTAGGTATTAGCTCTACGTGCTGTGGAAACTGTGGTGCCTGCAGACACTTGCTTACTGCTGGTTGTAGTGTTGTCTGTTTGTGTAAAATTACACATACGACCAAAAGTACTTAAACTGTTAATACTTAATGTTGATGAACCAGGAAAGTTTGGAGGAGGCGGTGGCACTAGTTTACCTAATACCTCGTTTAGTTGAGCCATACCGTTAGTAACTGTAGTTTCTACAGTTAGCACCACAGCATTACTAGAAAACTGCCCAGAGGAATTTGAACCTAAGTTAATTACATTACCAAGTATACCTCCAGTAGAGGCAATCTCACCAATGTTAGCCCAACGAAGTTGGCCTGTGCCATCGGTTACAAAAATATAATTTGCGTCGCCACCCGTGATAGACACGTTGGCATTTGAACCAAAACTAATTACCCCGGTGTCGCTGGTTATAGTGTTGCCTAGAACAACCAGGTTAGCTAGTTTTACATTACCGGGTACATCAAGGGCATACTGCGGAGAAGAAGTATTAATACCAACACGACGATTAGTCACATCGGCATAGATTAAGTTACCGTCAATGGAAAGATCAACCCCTTGGCGTTCCAAGTTGGTTTGTAGCATTGGACCCGATATCTTACCAATTGCCATTATGGGTCCTTATACAGCGTTGGTGCTGTTGAAATTGTGTAGAACAATAATTGTTTGGCCCGCTGTACCGTCTGTGGGATTAAGCGTTAGCGTTGTTGTATTTGTTGTATCAAATGTATAGTTTACAGTTGGCTTTTGATGTACACCACCCACAAAAACAATCACGTTGTTTTCTTCACCTGGGTTATATGAATAACTCATTGGACCGTATGCTGTAGTAGCATCTGCTGTAGTAAAGGTATCCTTGACAATAGGCACCGTTCCAATCTTAGCAATCATTGACCAAACACCATTGTAGAAAAATTCTACTTTGTTTGTACTTTGATTGAATCGAACTTGGCCATCAACCGGGGCATCTGGGCCTAAACTGTTGGTACCAACAGGCAAACGAATAGCATAGCTACCGCCTTCAATTTCTGTATTTTTTAAATGACGTCCCATTACACGCTCACATAGCTTAAGGTTGTTACAATTGCTGTATTAGCACTTGCATTTGCAAACAGTTGGTCACCGTTGTCCATTAGAATTTTTTCTAAATCAATGATGTAAGTATCACCAGATGCTATACTTTTAGCTCCGTAAATCTTATGAACATTAGACAGCGTTTGTCCGCTCGGCACTACATATAAATTAAACGTTTGTGCAGATCCGTTTAAATTGTGAAAATACATAACTGTAGTTGCAGTTGATCCAGTGCTTGTATAAATTGCTGTTGCAACTGTTGTTAATGTGCTGTTTGTAATTGACATTTTTCTTTACCTTAAAATATTAAACTGTAAACGATGGCTTTTCGTTTAGTTACTAATTCTTGTCCTGCGCCTTGGCTATTAGATACATAAACCCCAGATCCGCCACCACTGACTGTATTTGCATAAACAACCACGTTACCGTTTATTGCTATTAAGTCTGTGTTTCTATTTGTTATTTGCAATCCACCGTCCACGATTACATTCTGAGAACCAACGTTACTATAGAATGTAAATCCATATGTGTTTAAGTTGCCACCCAATCGAGGTGTTGTGTCAGTGTGTACGTTTGAAATAAAAGGTGCGGCACCAAATGTAGCAATGTTGCCGTAGGTTGTACCGTTGTTGGTTAGAACCCATCTATCAAAGTCTTCGTTGTATCCAATTTCAACGTTGGCCAATGTTCCTCTATTAACCCTTACACCAGCAAAGCTTCGCGAAACGCCGGGTGCAGTTTCACCATCGTTAAGTACAATAATATTGGCCCTGACGTTAGTGTCAGTTGAATTAACCGTTGTTGTGTTACCAGTAACTGTTAAGTTACCGCTGATAGTTACTTGACTAAATCGTTCGATACTAAAAGTGTCTGTGTTTAAATTAACACTTTTAATAGTATAATCGCCTTGTACTCGTTTGGTAGTTGCCATTTGTAAGAATCCGTGTTTCTTATATTTATGCTTGTTAAAAATAAGTTAAAAATCAACAAAAAAGCGGCCGAAGCCGCTTTTTTGGTGTAAAACAAGATATTAATAACCTTTAGTTACTGAGTTATGCTTAAACGCAAAGTTTGTTCCGCCTAAGCCGTATCTTGTTGCGTTAGCAGAATTGCTTGCTCCCAATTGGAACTTTTCTGCCCCGGCCCACTCCTGGAACCAAATACGGATCGGATACCATTTGTTTGCTGTCATTGCAACACCCACTGTTGCGTTGTTTCTTGTGTTACCAGATTGAGCAAACAAGTAATCACTTGTTGTGTCACCTAATGTTGTTGCTGTTGCAGGTGTGCCAATCCAAATAATACAATCGTCATCTACTGTTGCAAAGAAGTTATAGTTGCCTGTTACAGGTGCTTGTATGTAACCTTTCCATTCAAACGCATAGTTGTTTTCGTAATCTAAATCGGTGCGTAAACCAAAGCCACCGTATGTATCAACTTCATATGCCGCTTCGCTGATAGGACCGTTTGCCGGGTTCATAAATCCAACATCGAACTCATAGCTAACTTCGTCGATGTAGTTGTCAGAGAAGTTACCAACATACTTGCGACGATATAGACCGTCTATTGGTGTTCCCGGGACTGTATCTACTGCACTTGCGGAAATATCGCGATATGTCATACCAGTTGCGTCATATGCATCAACATAGCTACTTGTAGCAGTGAATGTGCCCGGAACTGTATTGTTGCTACCTCCAGAACCTGCCAATGGCTCATTGGGATCCATGCCATCTGGAATTGTTGGGCCATCATCTTCTTCTAGGTCAGTTGAGCCTGTCATTGCAGTAT